TATGCCCCCGTCATCTCGGCTTCTGAGGCGTGGAACAGCTTCACCGTGCCCGCCGGAAGCGCTCGCCGATCCGGTATTGCGCCGGACGTTACCGCCAACGCCACCATCATCCCGAGGCCGAAATTGAACGGGGCGAGCAGGTCAACGCCCGTCACGATGCGCCGCCCGAGAAGGACCGGCTGATCATCAATGGCAAGATCGAAACTCCAGCGCTCGGAGGTCGGGTTGTAGCGCAGCCGGATCGTGACGCGCCTGCCGTTGATGATCGTGCCGAACTGCTGGTCGGCGGCGTCGATGATGCGGAAGACGTCCATCAGTTGCCGCTCCCGATAATGCTCGACAAGAAAGACCTGTCCTCTGGCGTGGCCGTGCTTACCCCGGCATCACCGCGCAATTCCGTCTGCGAGGCACGATCCGGTGTTGCGCCGCCCTTGGCCCGTTCAGAGGTGGCTGGCGCTGCCCGCGTGCTCTTCTTGCCTCCAGGCTTGCCGCGCTCGCCGTTGTCGCCGCCGGGATCGGCAGCGTAAGCGGTGGCAACGATGATCGCCTCCTGAAGCTCCACCCGCCCCCGGAAGACCGAAGAGAAGGACGCATCACGCTCCGGGAATATCGATTTCACCAACATGTTTTGGAAGACCGAAAGGCCCGTCACCAGCGTGAACGGAACCCGGCTTTCCTGAAAGGCCACGAGAGCCGCGAATGTCGCCGTCGCATTGCCGCTCGCCACATCGAGGGAGACTTTTTTCGGCAGGATCACAGCATGGTCGGTTATGCGAGCGCCAGTTTCAATGGCAATCTCAGTGATATCAAGCTCCGAGCTTGGCTTTTCCGAAATCACGCAATCCAGCGGGACCGGGCCGATTGCCGTGGAGAACGCGACGATAGAGGACATCTCAATACATCCCCTTGTTGAGAAGGCGGGGCTTTGTCGTCAGGGCGTTTCGGACAGCGTTCTCGGTCTCGCGGCCAGCAGCGGCGGCGGCTTGGTTGATCTCATTGACCGAGACCGTGGCTGTTGCCTTGACGTTGATGGAGCGGTCGGCGTTGTCGTTGATGACGGTCTCGGTCGCACCGCCCATCTTCTGGAGGTTCCCTTCCAGATTTTGAAGGTAGAACTTGTAGTCGAGCGCGTCTTTGGTGAAGCCGGCCGTGGGATTTTCTGCTGGCCGGTCCACGCGGCGGTTACCGTCCATGTAGATGAACTTGCCGTCCTTGTCGTAGCCGTGGCCGCCTTCAATATAGCCGGGCTTTGCGCGGGGATTGTCGGTGGCTTTCTTATTCTCGCCCATGATGTTCTGGGCCGAAAGAAAGTCCAGCCCCGCCTTCGCCGCAGCATATGCAGCAGAAAAGGCAAGCAGCGCTCTCGTCAGAGGATTGAGCGACATAGCGAAGAGCGCAACGCCGCCAGCGGCGAGAGCCAAACCGGCCATGCCGCCGATCGTGCCGATAATCTCGCTGATCTTGCCGGCATCTATCCCAGTCAGCCCTTCAAGTGATTGCAGGAAATCGCCAATGACCGATTTCCCGCCCCGCATGTATGTCAGCAGCTCATTGAGCGCCAAATAAGCCCCAACAAGCAGAGACGTCATCGGGAAGAGCCGAACGGCTATCGCACCGACGACCCATTTCAACCACTCCCAAGCGCCCCTGTACTTGTTGAGTAGTTCGCCGATTGAGCCGAGGTCGCGACCCAACGTGACAGCGAGCCGGCCTATGGCGTCAGCGGCCCAGGTGAAGGATGAGGAGAGGCTTTTCGACCAACGGTCAAGCGTCCCGTCAGCGTCGAGCCTCCCGAGGTAATCAAGAACGCCAGCCAGTTTGTTTTTGACCGTCTCGAAGAAGCCGCCGTCGCCAATCCTCCTTTGGAAGTCGGTCCAGGTGTCGGCAAGATTGCTCATCATGCCTTCCCAGGTTTTTGACTGCCTGAGCATTGCGCCGGAGAAGCGCTTCCCTAGCATTTCCTGCACAAACTTTCGGATCTCTTCGCCCGTCTTCTTAACCGTCTTTGTGACGGTCTTGCCGTTTTCGTCCCACGAGAACGTTACTTTGTCTCCAGCCTGACTTGCAGTGATGCCGAACTCTTTCATGCGCTCGAAAGAGTTGGTGCCGGCGTCTGCGATCATCTCCACAGCCTCGTTGAGCGTCTTGCCCATGGCCGAAGAGGCGTTGCCGAGGTCTTCCATGAGGCCGTTCGTCGGATCGAGGCCGTAGGCGCGGAGCTTCACGAACGCAGCGGTCAGTTCTTCGACCTCGTAGGGGGTCCGCTTGGCGAAGTCGCTGATCCAGTCGAGGGCGGCCTTGGCCTTGTCGGAACTCCCCTCTACCGTTTCAAGAGTAGCCTGGAAGGTCTCGAACTTGGCGGAGATGCCAATGACGTCCCCCGGTAGAGATCCGATGGCGCTACCGAGTCGGCTAAAAGCCTGCGCTGCAAGCGTTCCGATGAACGTGCCAGCCGCAACGCCCATCATCGATATGCTCTTGCTGGCATTGTCGATGCCGCGCTGGAAGCGGGTTAGGTTCGCTTCGCCTTTAAGGTCGTAACCGAGTACGGCCACCAACTCATCTACAATCACGATTCGACTCCTGAGCGAGTTTTTGCTTTCATGCCCTCAACCAAGGGAGGGGACCATGGAACTGTTAGACCGAGATTTTCAGCGTGTGTTGCTACAGCGGCTCGCCGAGCGTTTCCCTGACGAGGTGCACCCGCTTCACGAGCTTGACGGCATGGATCAGCGCCAACTCACGTATAATCTTGCCTATTTGCGGGAGCATGGCCTTGTACGAGTGCAGTGGCAAAACGGTAGCAGAGAAGCGATCCCTGTTCGCGCGGCCATTACCGCGCAGGGTATCGACTTCATTACAGACGACGGCGGGCTTTCAGCGATCCTTGGAGTGGTGACGATCAGGTTGCACCAAGACGAGGTGAAGGAGCTTCTGATCCAGAAAATCAAAGGCACAAAGGCGCCGGAGGGCGTGAAGGCATCCCTCGTCGCTCAAGTTAAAAAGCTGCCCGCCGAGATGGTAAAACAAGCAACGATGGAGGGTCTGAAGGCTGGGCTGGATTCTGCCCCTGACCTAATCCAGTGGCTTCAAACACAACTTGGCCTTTGATCGTGCCGACCCGGCGCATTTCGATGACGCCGCCGCGCACCCGGGCGAAGAGACAATCCTGCTGGTGAATAACCATGTCGTTGCCGATATCGACGGCAAAGCGCATCACGTAGTCGTCGCCGATCTCTTCGACCCAGCATTCATCAAATGGGATCATAGCGCGCTCCTATTGGCAGGGGTGAAGGATTCCTCGACGCTCTCTTCGATCTCTTTCAAGATTTCCGAAATCGGCTTTCTGTTCTCGGGAATCCGTTCATAGCGAGCATCGAGGCCGAGCCAGCGGATAATCCATCGCTTGAGCATTGAAATCTCCATATAAAAAGGGCGGTTCGTGAGAACCGCCCTGTTGCCTTGCGTTGACGCGCCGTGCGCCGCCATGGCCCGACACGCCCTGGCACGCCATAACTCACCTCGCCAGCCATGCTCGCTAGAAGCGCCCGAGGTTGAAAGGAGAACTCTCGGCGTAACTCCAGATGAAGGATGCCACCCGCCGAAACGGATGGCAATTGATGAAATTAAGCGGCGTTTGCGTCGGTAGCCGACTTGATCGTCGCGTAGTCGATAAAACTCAACTGGCGCGGATCGTGCTGCATCGCCGGCACGACGGGCAGGCCGAGGCGGAACCAGAGCTGCGCCGCTGCCTGAGTGCCGAACACCTGACGGCTTTCGTTCACCATCCGCAACTTGACGCTTTCGTTCTCGTGCGGGTCATCAACGATATCGCCGTTCTTCGCCGCCGAGACGCCAGCCGCCTTGCCGAGGAAATGCTTGGCGAGGACGCCGTAGCATTCACGCTGGTAGACGATGACCTTCTCACGAACAGCATCGTCCTTGATCCGGGACGTGTCGATGGTGAAGAGCCAGCCGTTGACCAGTTCGAGCTTGAGGCAGACGGCATCCTGAGCCCCACCGCGGCCGAAAGGTGTGGTCATGATAACCATACCTTCGGAGAGGATCGGATCACGTTTCACGCGCTGGAGCTGCGCCGACCAGTCCATGCCCATGCTTTCAACGATCGGCTTAAGTGCAACAAACACGCCGTCGTCATTCTCGAAACCGTAGAGGTCATCTCCACGGAAGTTGACACTTACAATGGTTCCCATGCTATGGGTCTCCATGTTTTCTGGCGCGCTAATCGCCAGGGACCAAAGGGGATGGGGCGGTTGGCAACGATGGGGGTCCAATCCAAGGTGCCTTCCGCCCCGCCGTGTTTAGCGCCACGGCATTCGCCGCTAAGCGAATCTCTTAATTGTTTCGCAGAAGTTCCCTGTGGATTGCAACTGCTAACGGGTGCTTTCGAGTTATCCACCGTTCCGGTTTTGATCACGGTCGCGGATCAGGCGTCGGAACGCCGGATTTTCAGGCTATCGGTTTCCCGTAGTGCAGCTTCTCTCCGAACATGCCGAAGGGATCGTGAAGGTCACGGTCCGCGCCGGTGATGGAGAAGATGCCGGGCTTACCCTTGTCATCGGACGCGGCAACAATGGTCCACGTATTGCCGGTTTCCTCGGAAAGAAGCTGATCGAGCCGGGAAAGGCATTCCCGCATTTCCTGCTTGTGATCCTTCTTCGCTATCTTCTGGAAGGAGACGGGAAGCTCGGCCCGCTCTGAGGGATAGACGACGGCGTGGAATTTACCGCCGGCATATTCGTTCATGGCGTCGGCCAGTTCGTAGCTGAGGCGTTCAACGCGGTCGGCGGAGTCTTCTGCCGGGGTTGCGACAGCTACGGCCGGGACGGAAGCGGCGGCGAGGCCTGCGAGGAAGGTGCGGCGCGTCGTTTCCATCACGCATTCCCCATCGTTTCGGTTTCGAGGGTCAGCGCCTCGCCGCCGGTCAGAACCGGAGACTTCGGGGCCGGGACGACGAAAGCTGAGCCGCCATCGCGTTCAGCGCGACGGAAGGCACTAGCGACGACAGGGTTTCGGATGAGTTCAGAAAGGGGTATACGGCGAGTAGCCATATCAATCTCCTTAGAAGATTGGTTTCGGTTAGGGCCGGGATGGGAGGTTGGATGCCTATCCCGGCCTGTTTGTGTGGTGACGGGGCTTGGTTACTAGGCCGTCTGCCCCGTCACTTCCTTTTCGAGCTTCTCCGCAAGCTGTGCTGCGGCTTTATCGCCCCAGATGGCCCGGGCCTCTTCCACCATTTCTGTGGTTGCCGGCTCGGTTCTCTGCCCTCCATATTCTCGAAGAAGCAAAAGAGCGATTTCGGAGTTAATGGACCGACCGTGTGTCGCCGCCGCCGCCTTGATGCGGTCGCGCAGACCGATAGGCAAGCGAAGGCTGAACTGTTCGGATACTCGTCCAACGATAGCCATCACGCCCCCTCCTGCTGCGGAACCAGCGTCATCGTATATTGACGGCCATGTTCTACCAGCTCCAGCGGCGGAGACGGGAACCCCATCTGCGGGCTGATCCACTGCGCAGCCATGCAGCCGTAGAGCATACGGTACATGTCCACGACGCCGCGCTTGGTCCGAAGTTCTTCCATCGGCCAATCAGGGAACGGGCGCTGCTCCAGCGGCGTTGGCGGGATTACGTCGCCATCGTGGCTGTAGGTCCCCGTCTTCCTGATCGCCGGGATGACCTCATGAGCGAGCCAACGCTTGAAGCGTTCGGCGACCGGCTTCCGCGACCTGAAAACAAGTCGATAAACGCCGGCCTCAGAGACGATGATCATCTGCCGCTCGCCACCTTCCCCCTCCATAGTATGGAGGTCACGCTCATCTTCATCGAGGAGTGCGAGCGAGGAATGCGGATTCGACAACCCCAAAACATGGCAGATATCGATCCCGACGAACCAAAGCTCGTCGCCCTTGTCGATCTGCCTCACCAAATGCTCCCCTTCAAAGAGGAGCGGGTTGATATGCTGACCCATGAGAATTCCTTTCATCATTAGGACCACGGTGCTATTAATAGCATCGTGGTCTTATTGACGTCAAGAAAATAATATCACAGTGGTCCCCTTAGCGATGGGGGCGCGTCAACATGACAAAGACGACCGGCCGAGAATCCGATCAATTCAATCTCCGCTTCCCAGACGGGATGCGTGATGAACTGAAAGAATTGGCCGCAAAAAATGGTCGAAGCCTCAACGCCGAGATAATCGTGCGCCTGAAGGAATCCATTGATCTTGATGGACCGGCTGGATTCGGCCCGAAGAGCGGTTATCCGGTCTATATGCCCGACGACCTCACCGAAAAGGTGGCCGCAGCAGCTACGCGGATGAACCGAACAATTGAGGCGCAGGCTCTCGATACATTGGAAAAGTCCTATCTCCCGCCGAAACCCTAACGCAGATCAAGTAGCCGCATCCTCCCCGACTGGCTGGCCGACAACAGGCACTTGAAGCTCAACCTGCAATTAGCATAGTCTCCTCGCTTTCCTGCAAGGAGACCGAACCTATGCGCTCAATACCCTTCACTGCTGCGGTAGCTGCGATTGCTATCTGTCTCTCCCCCCTCATTGCCGCGAGCGAAGTCCTGAATAGCGTTCCTGCCACGCCGCAGCAGGAGAAGTTCAATAACGCCGTCGCTGAGTATTCCGTAGCCTATGCCTCGGCAGCGAATGAAATGGCGGCCGGCGCTCAACAGCAGAGGAGAGCCAAAGCTCTTTGCTCCATCCTCGGGAAGAGCCGCGCGGTTAAGGACTGGACCGGGTTCATCACAGAACTTTCATCGAACGGCGACGGCCTTGGTGTGCTTGCTATAGAGACGGGGAAAGGCGTTACCATAAAGACTTGGAACAACGCCCTGTCCGACTCTGGCGATAATACGCTGCTCCCGCTGGACAGCCCGGTGATGGAAGTTGCGATGAACCTATCCGTAGGGCAGGCAGTGCAATTTTCTGGAACCTTTGTCCGTGACCGGGCGCAGTGCATCCGTGAGAGTTCGATCACTCAGGACGGGTCGATGCGCCAGCCAGAATTCATCATGCGGTTCACGAGCCTGAAGCAGCTTGGCGATAAGTACGAGGCGAAAAAGGATAAGGGCGAAAGCCTTCTCCATAAGCTGTTCGGATCGGAGTAACCGTTGCGCCAACTTGCTCTCGCGCTTCTCCTTGTGTTGCCCGCGCCTTTTTCTGCCGCAACCGATATCGTTGGCCGCGCCTCGGTCATCGACGGCGACACAATCGACATTCACGGCACCCGTATCCGCTTTGATGGGATCGACGCCCCCGAGAGCCGCCAGCAATGCGCCGACAGTGCCGGTCAGCCCTACAGATGCGGCAGAGTGTCTGCCGATGCCCTCGATGCCTTCCTCGCCGAGTCTCGCCCCGTCTCTTGCACGCGCACCGGGCGGGATCGCAACCGCATCGTCGCAATCTGCACCCGGGCTGACGGCGCTGACGTGAACCGCTGGCTGGTCGCCAACGGCCACGCCATCGACTGGCCGAAGTACAGCAAGGGCCGGTATGCCGAAGAGCAGCGGCAAGCACAGGCCGATAAGCTCGGCATATGGTCCGGCACCTTCATCCCGCCTTGCGTTGTCCGCGGCGCGCGGTGCGATTAATCCTTCCGGCTCTTCTCTTGCATGGCTGCTTTCAGGTCGAGCGCCTCATGGCAATCGAGAACATCGGCCAGAGTCACCCACGTCTTTAGGTCTCCCGGCAGGTATAGCGGTGGGTCCGCCATGATCGGACGCCAGAGCCAAATGTTCAGATTAGGCGCTATCCTTCCGACATCCGTTCCCGTCAGCCCTTGCCCGCCAGACTTGGGCCTCCACTGACCAGGGCGCCGGAGAAAAAATCGCCGAAAATCTCCCGGAGAACGAAAGTGGTGATGGGCACGATAGCCCCGAGCTTGTCGGAAAGATCGCCATCGAGGTCGAGTTGATCGTATTGCCCCGAGGCGCGCTTCACCTTCGCCATGGCGATGATGTCGCCGACAAGGCCAGCATACTCGTCAGGCGACAGGCGCTCGAAAATGCCAGTGATCGCCGTAAGAGCGTCGGCGTCTGCCTTCGCTCTCTCCTGCTCGGACGCGCCTTCTCGGCGGCTGGCGAGGATGCTGGGCAGCTTCTCGGCAAGCCCGCCGGCGGCTCTCATCAGACGGGCTTGCAGCTTCAGGGCTTCAGTTGCCAGCGGGCGGTCAACTTTGACTTCAAGGCCGGAAATTTTCTTCTCAGACATTCGGGATCTCCGCGTTCCATTCAGGCGTCCACAGGGTCCACTCGCGAACCGTGGCGCTTGCGCCCTTGGTGTCGGTCGGCGCGGACTGGATGAAGCATCGGTCAGCCGTACCACCCTCGCCGCTTGACGTGTCGTAGGCGGTGACAGGAAAAGCCGTTGCCGGAGAAGCAAGAGCCTGCTGGCGCTTGAGCTTCTGCTGGAGCAGCCGGTGCGTCGGGCTGGTGTGCTGCAGCCGGATCGTGATCGTCGCCGATTTGTTTGCCGAGACGGAGAAGATGCCGGAGCCATCGGCACCGATGAGGCCGGTCCCCTTGTCGGCGCCTGGCGCGATGGAAATGGCGTCGTCGCCATCCCAAAGCCCCTGAATAAGCTGCCCGTCGAGCGTGTTGGCAGTGTTCGTATACGAATATGCGGACGTAAGAGCCATTTTCAGCACTCCTTCAATAGCTCATGGAATATCGCACCACGGCGTAGTGTACCGCCGAGGCATACCTGAAGCGGCATTCGATCGGCGGCGCAACACGCGCCTTGCGCTGGCTTTCCGGCACGTCAAAGGCGCTCGGCACCGTGATCTGGACGGCAGGCTCATAGTCGCCCGTCTCCGGGTTGAGGTCGTTGGCGACGATGCCGGCGCGAATGGCCTGCTGCATGACGGTGCGAACGGCACCGGCAAGGGTCTGCATGCCACTGTCATCGAACCGGACGCGCGCATTGTTGAGCAGGATGCCAAGCATTTCCTCTTCGGTGCGGGCAATGATCCAGTCCGTCGCGTGAATCTCGTCGAGGAAGACGTTGGCCGTGAGGGTCGAGCCTTCAACGACAAAGTTGCGGCTGCCGATGTCGATGATCGTATTCGCCATATGGCCGACAGATTCCGACTGGCCGACGCCGGGCGTGAAGCCGGTGACTGCCGTGAGAGCAGCCGAACCGATGTTCACGGCCGGAATGCCGGGCAAATTTTTGAATTTGCTGGTGTAGGCGGTGTTCGCTTCGTCGAAGCTGCGGGTCTGCATGTAGGCGGCGAGCGAAGCAGCCGGATAGGTAGTGGCATCCGTGTGGTAGAACACGCCGGCCCGGTCGAAATCGCCCTTGTTGGCCGCCGCAATCGAGGCGGTATCGCCCGGATCCTCGGTGTCGCTTTCGTTGCTGTCGATGATCGCCAGCTTCGGCTTGGCCTGCACCCACGTCAGAAGGCCGGAGAGAGCATCGACGTCTCGCAGATTGGCGGCGATGGTGATGAAATACCAGTCGCTGTCGTAGGCGTAGAGAAGATCGAGCTGCGCCTGGAGTTCGGAGGCGGTCATGGTCTCGTCATCGGTGACGTGACCGATCTTGATCTGGCGAGGACGCGGGTTCTGCGAGAACGCTGAGAGCGCGGCCTTGTAGGCGCTGGTCGTCGTCTCCCAATCTTCGGTCACTTCCTCGATGGAGCCGTAGAGCTTGGTGCGCTTCGTGGAGTCCACCTTGCCGGCGACGGATTCCGTCGTGATGATGAGCTGCGTCCCGAAACCGCGACGGCTCGGGAAGGCATCGTTGCGCGAGACAGAGACGTCAACTACGCGACTGAACGGAATGATGGCCATACCGTTGATCCTTTCTGGTTTCGGGGTTTATTCAGCCTCGGCGATGTCGAAGCTGTATTCGTCGATGACGTCGACTGCGCCGACGCTGTCACGGATGATTCCGCGCACGATGATGTCCATCTGCGCGCGGGGCTGCCATGCGTTCTCGATCCAATCAGGCACGTCCCGGATGGCAGAGACCTCATGGACATGCAGGCCTGGCATAAGCGGCTCCATGGCCTGCGGCACCTTCACGGCCGAGACGATGGGGCGGAGCCTGTCAGTCGGGCTAGAGCCGAACGAATGGACCGAAAACCGCCATTCCATTTCAATGACCGGAGCAGCGGTGACGATTTTTTCTTCCTCGCCATCCTCTTCATCCTCGTCGGGAGGGATGATGGTCTCGGTGTATTCAATGCTCTGATGCCAGCGCCGGACCTCTGCCGTGCCGGTATCGTTGACCATCACGTAAGGCAGCGCGGGCGTCGGGCCTGACTGGTGGGCCTTGATCGTGGTTGCGCCCGTCTTGGCCTTGATCCAGCGGACGACGGCGCTGTGGACCTCATCGTTGGTCATGCCAGCCGCCCCAACGCCGCCCGGTAGAAGTCACCGTCCCGCGTGCGCGGCCACGCAAACAGAACACGGTAGGCGATACCGGCATCCGTCACACGATCATCGACCACAAGCTCAGACCGGCTCCAGATGATCCAGCCGGCCTCGGTTCGGATGCCCTCTGGCATATCAAGCAGCTGATTGCCCTTCACCGGCTGCACCACGGCCTTGATCGTGGTCGAGACCGACGATCCCGGCACCCACTCGCCGTCATCGTTATATGAACCCTCAGACGCTCTTGTGCGGGTGACTGCCCATGCTCGGCGGTCGATGGCATTGGCGGCTTGGCGGGTCAACGTATGATCCTCCACTTCACGTCCCCGCGCATCTCGCCCGAGTCGATAAGCGGGTTGGCCGATCCCTTAATCTCAATCGTCACAGGGCTGTTCGGCGGGCTGGACAGAGCCGCGATTTCGTCCTGAATATCTCGCGCTGCCAAGGCCCCGAGCTTTGTCAGCACACCCCCTAGCGACGTTTGAGAGAGCATTATTTCCTTGGCGCCGGCCTTCATCGCGGTTTGGTACTTCGCAGAGTTGTCCCGCATCGAATTCCGCATGAATGGACGCTCTGGAATAGGCCCGCCAAAACCGCCGCCGCGTTCCGTGCCGAAGCCCTTACCACTGCCGCGAGTCCCAAACTCGTTGAAGTACGCTTTCTGAATGTTCTTGCCGTCAGACTCCCCGCCCGGGAAGCCTACAGCAACCTTCGTAGGGCCGCGCAAACTGGTCTGCACCTTCGACAGGTCCACACGCTTATTGCGCTTGACGGTTACGGTGAAACTCACCCCTCATGTTCCTCGTCAAGCGCAGCCTTGACATTCTGCGCCCGCTTACGGGCCTGCTTGGCCCCGGTTTCGAGGAAGCCCGACGCCGAAACGATCTTCTCACCTTCGGGTGTCAGTTCCACGTCGCGGCTTTTGCCGGGATGGATGAAGACCACGCCGGCCGTGGTATGGACCGCTTGGCGCTCGTCGCTGGTGTTGGTGATCCTCATGGTTTCCTCGTCGGGTTGTTCTTCCGAATGTTCATTGCGCGGGCCAAGTCTTCGGCGGCGGTGCGAACCACGAACCTTGCGGCAGAACCCGCCTGCTTCAGGCTCCTCGACTGCGCAGCGGCCTTGATCGCCGCCCGGCGCTCTTGACAGCGACAACGCATAGGCGTTCCTTCCCAATCATGAACGATCATCAATTCCGAGAATTGAAAGACCTCATCCTCGATGTCGCCATGCGCGTCGAGAAAGTAGAGGCTCACCTCAAACGGCAGGACCGCG